CCGTGACGAACTTGGCCCTGATCCACCACTTGTCTTCGATGCCGTCAACGGTCCTCGCCTGCCAGTCTATGGGCGACGTGATGATGACTTTGTTGGTTCCCGAGTTCTTGAAATGGCCCGTACCATCTGACACGAGATCGGTGTCGAGGTCTGTCCACAGATCGTCGTCGTGACAATACTGCCATTTGAGGGTGTAGCTCCCAACGCCGGGCGTGCTGACGTGGACTTGCAGTTCGTTGAACTCAGCGTCCATCCCGAATATCGCGTAGGTGTTCACCGACTGGTGCGGCAACAGGGGCACGTCGTCAACCGCGGGGCTGTTGATCTCCTCGGTCATCTCCGTGAACTCATTGTTGTTGGAAGAGATGTAGGCGTCGATGTTGTGCTCAGGGCCATGGATCATGGCCTCAATTCCCGTGAAAAGATTCCACACGCGCAGGACGCCATCGGAGAGGAGAACGAGGTGTTGGATATCCTCGTCGCGGTCTCGAATGTGCATCTTGTAACCGGAGGCCGGGATGGCATCCTCGGTCAAAAGGGCGATCCACTCAGTGCCGGGCCTGCGCCCCACGCCCTCAACGATCTTCGAGAGCATGTTCTCCTGAGCCTCACACTGGGAGGAGGCTCGGATGGTGGGCGGCTGCTGGCTCACGCCATTCACTACCGTGTCAATGGTTTTCGAGATGAGGTCGCCGGTTCCTTTTGCCACACTATCTCCGATACACGCAGTCGATTATTCCGGGTGCGAGAGTGAGGTTGATATCTTCCTGATCTGTCTCCTCCTGCTGGAGGATAGCATAGGCTTCATCCGCTGCCCTGTTCGTGAACTCGAACAGTGTAGGGGAGCCGACGCTGCGCTGCTGGAAGATGGTGCCAGCTCGACGTGCCACCCACATCTTGAAAGTCTCGGGGCAGTCGTCGAACGGGATGAGGCGAGTCCAGTCCACGTAGAGGATCTCCGTGTGACCGGTGAAAGTTTGGGTGTCGGTGTCCCAGAGACGGGCGCCGCGCTTGACGAAGTTCATGATGGTCTTGTCGCTGGCATCCACCTTCACACAGCTGCCGTCAATGACGTACTCACCACTTGCATTGGGTGTCAAGGGCACTTCGGTTTCTTGGTTGAACCACCAGCTCCGGGTCTGCCAGAGAACATTCACCTCGTTCAAAGTGGTGACGGCTCGCTGCACGTCAAGGCGTTGGCGGGATTCGAGGGAGGAGACCGGGCGCTCACCGAGGCTGGCGAGCATGAGGTTGACGGCGGAGAGTTCCGTCGTCTGTTCGGGGGTGGTGGATGAAGGCATGATGTCTCCAAAGAAGGGGTGGAGTGCCCCCCGCTAGAGGGGCACCCCAAGGGTCCTACACGATGCTGGTATCTTCCAGTGAGATACACGCCTCGGTGCGCAGGTAGTCCTGGCCGATAGCGTAGCTACCGATCAAGAGGGTGCCCTGCCTGCGAGTGTCCCACTCGACTTCCGTGCGGAGGTCGAGCAGTTTCACCGTACCGATGGCGGTCTGGTGCCACACCACTCCGATGCACTCCCGAAAGTCATCGCGGAGTACCGAAGGCACGTCAGTGTTGGACGTGTCATTCGCGGTCGGAATGTTGTTGGACTTGAGGACCTGAAGGTCCGCGGCGAACGGCATGGTTGCCATCGCTTTGGAGCCCGAGCCCGCGAAGTCCCGATGAATGAACTCACCGTCTTCGAGCATGAGATACCATGCCAACGGAAGCAGGGCGCAGTAGCGCTCGCTCGTGGGCACGTTCTTCTCGTCCAGCGTTTGCGCGGCATCATAGACTGCGGCCTTGAGGGTCGCTGCCGTGGTGCTCATGGCGGCGGACTGCAATGCAGTGCCGTCACTGTCGCCGGAGGTGTCGATCAGATGCGTGCCAGCTGCGCCGGTGAAGATCGCGCGGAACGAATTGCGGTCCCGAGCGTTCGCCAGTGCCTCACCGATCTGGTGAGCGTACCGACTCTTCACTTCGTAGTGGTTCATCGCGTCATCGAGCACGTCAATGAAGGCGTCCGAATAGAGGAGGTCCTCAATCGAGATGGTCTTCGCGTTGTGCTTGATGTTCTGACCCACGATCTCCGCGCCGGGAGTGTGGGAGGCTGCCGACGTGTCCCATACCATGGGGAACTGAGCGGACTTACCGCTCTTGATGTTCCGCACGATCTGTCGCGTGTCGGTCATTTGGGTGAAATCGAATCGTTCGATGACGAGTCCAGAGAACTCCTCAAGGAAAATTGCCTGATCCGAGCCGGCCGCATTCTTTTGGCCGAGTCTGCTTGGATTGGCTGTCGCCATTTAGGTGACTCCTTTGGGGTGTTGGGGAGGGTTGCTAATCGGAAATGTATTTCCCGGTAGCGAGGGACTGACGCAACTGGCGGGACACCTTGGCACGCACCGCCGGGTCTTTCTTGTACTCGTCGGTGGCTTGTATCTTCGCCAGCTCTTGACGAGAGGCGATGATCGGCTCGCCGCCTGCGCGGCCTCCGTCGTGTGCTAGGTTAGGCTCGAAGTCGGGCTCCTTGCCTAGTGCCTGTTGCATCTGGGCGTGCAATCCTTTCACTGCTGCTGTACGAACGCCTGCGTCCGTACCGAGTGTGGCCTTGTCGAACACTTCCACCTCTTCAGATGATAGGTTCTCATTGCCCCACGCAAGCATGGTCTGGTACTCCGTCTCACCGCCTACAAGATCGAAGACGGCGCGGGTGGTGTCGGCTCGGATGGAGGTCAGACCTGCCTCGTATGTTCGGATCATTTCCTCACGTACTTCCTGAGGAACCTTGGCATCAAAGAGGGTGTCGATTACTGTCTTCCGGGTCTCATCACTGAGTTCCCCGTCCGCCAGAAATTCTTCAGTCCACCCAGAGTAGTCAGCCCCTTCGTCAGCCGGGGTTTCGTCGTCCTCTGTGGCATCCTCTTTTTCCCCTTCACCTTCGCCGTCTCCTTCTGAGTCTTTCGACTCGTCGGGTTCTTGCTGCTCAGGTTCGTCGGGGTCGATGTCCGAAATGAGGGAGGTCTTGTCTTCCGTTCCCTTGTCGTCACCAGTACCATCGGGTGCTAGTTCCCGTTCGGCGCGCTGCTGCGCAACCACTTCCGGGTCAGCGATGTGAGTAGGCGCCATCGTCTACTCCTCCTCTTCTTCGTCCAGCTCGTACTCTGCCGGAAGATCCACGCTGCCCGTTCCGGGGCGTCGCAGCTTGTGTCCGACAGTTTCCTTGCTGGCGTCACCAGTCCGTCGGTTCGTGACGGAACGTGTGTGAAGCACGAGGTCATAGATCGCTCCCGTCCTACGGTTTTTTGTAGTACGGACGATGGGGCACTCTTGCCCACGGAACTTGCGGGTCTTGGCCACTTTGGCTTTGGCCTTCGGCTCCGGTGTCGCGATATCTTTGGACATGATTCACTCCTGAGTTTGTGTTGCGGGTGTCCTACCCTTCCTCCTGCCCGGAGGCGTCGCCCATCTGACTGGTCATTTCGCCAGCAGCGGCTTCAGCCAAGGCGGGTGCTCCGCCTTCCAATAAGGTCGCACGCATTTGGTCTTGCTGTGCTTTCGCCGCCTCAGCCGCCATGGTCTCTTCGTCCTTGACGAGACCCTCAGTGGGTACGCCAAGGCCGATGGCCGCGCGGTCGAGGAGGTCACGAGCCACAAAGTAGTTCCCAATTTCGGGGACCAGCGGTTGCACCTCGTTACGAATGAAGGCCGCGAACTCTCGCAGCCGGTTGAACTCATGGCCCCTGCCGATAGCGGCAAGGCCAGTAACAACGATTGGTCTCACCACGTCATCGGGTGTGATCTCTTTGATCGCACCGCTCTTGATGAGGCGGTCTTCCGTGCGGAGGGCAATCGGAAGCTGCATCTCTTGAGCGAGGACGGAGTAGATCCCACCGAGAGCGTCTTCCAGCTCCTCGGCCATGCGCCTCACCTCTTCCGCAGTCACCCTCTCCGCGTCGCGCTGGTAGGCGGACGTGAGGAGGAAGGCAGCGCCGAGGTCTTGGCGGAGATCCTGATAGGTCTGTTGAGCCACGCGCATGTCGGCGTGCTTGTTCTGCTGCATCATGGTCACGTCTTCGGCACGGCCCAAGAGGGCGGCGCCGTTCTCTGCTTCCATGAGCTTCTTGGGGGTCACGGCTGCGCCGGGCGCCACCAGGGCCACCACCTTGGCGGCGTTCAAAGCCCCGATGACGATAGACTTGCGCAGCTCTTCGGCCGAGCGTAGGTCGCCGCGGTACTCTTCGACGTAGCCCCGGCCATAGTCCTCGCCGTCAATGGTGACGAAGCGGAGGGCCATGTATGGAAATTTCTTTCGTTTGATGGAGGTCTTGCCTTCGAGGTCGATGGCGTTGCCGTCGGCTTCCTGCTCCACCATGTACTTCTTGCGGTTCTGGGTCAGCTTCAGCCGGGTGTAGAGAGCGACGGACTCCACCTTGTTCGACTTGCAGACTAGCTCACCGTCAACCGCGTCAGCGCCCCCAGAAACTAGGGCCTCACGTACGTTCTCCGGGAGGATGGACTTGTCCAGCATCTCCACGTAGATCAGCTCGACCACGTTGCCGACGAAGTCCCGTCGCACCACGTAGTTGTTGAGCGGGAACACCCGCATCCCACCATCAGGTGGAAGGTAGGTGAGCACGTTGCCGACCACGATGAGCTGACGGAGAGCCTGATCCGCTTTGGTGCGGACGTTGTTGGCTTCGATATCATCCATGATGGTCTGCTCGCGGACCGCCAGCTTGGCTTCGATATCGGTGCGCTGGGCTTCGCGCCCTTCCTGCTCGAGCGCGAGCTTGAACTCGGGGGCGAGCTGGTATCGGATGAAGGCACCAGTCGGAGGGAAGAGGGTCAGACCCAGCTTCGAGGCGAGGTTCCGAACTCCCTTGGCGCCGATCGATTGCCAAGGCTTCGGCATATCCACGGGCGAGGACTGGGCGAGGTTGGTCGCGTCCTGATCGGAGGGCATGATGGAGGGGATGGTGAGCGAGGCGCTGTCCATTCCTTCCGTCAGATACCAATTCCGGTCAGTCGCCATCTTGTCATACCGGGCCTTTACCGGGCCATCATTCGGGGAGGGCATGGTCTAGCTCCTGTTAGACAGTCTTCGCGCGGGTCGCAGCGGACTTGATGCCAACGCCGGACACGGTTCGGGTAGCGGCTGCGCTTCCAAGGGAGAGGCCGGGAGTCACGAGGGCTGAGCGGCCCCGCTTCTTCTGCCTCTTCCCCTTCTTGGCGGCAGCTGCGCCCTGCTCGTCTTTGCTGAGGATCAGCTCGGCCGGCGGGGCGGGGGGCGGGGCAACTTTCTTTTCAGGTGACGGCGAGGGGGCTCCACCACACATGAGAGATTCTCCTTTGATTTTGGTTCAGGGGGCTCATAGGGACCCTATCAAAGGTGTAGAGTTGCGGGTGGGGGAGTATTCCTCTGGGAATCCAGGGGGTTAGGAAGGGCTAGTGCTCCCAGCCGATGGGGAGAGCATCGACTGGGAGCTGACTCGCAGGGGAGGCACACGGGGGGAGGGATTGCCCGCGCCTCACT